AGTTTATAGATCAGATGTTCAAAAATTAGGAAACATTTATCACACAAGAATTTTAATAGATTTAACAGGACTTGCTAGTTCTGGATCAGGAGACATTATAGGTAAAGCAGCAACGGCTAATTGTTCCATTGGACAAATTACAGCTGCAGTTAATGGTACTGTATTAGGAGGCAAGATAACTTGCTTTGAAGCACCCGCTGGTGGAGACCCCGACATTAACCTTTGGTACGCAGATGAAGCAACAGGAACAGAAGATGCTGCCGTAACAGGTTTAACTAACCAAACACAAATGTGTGACAGTGGTGATTTAGCTTTAAATAGCGTAATCAGCATTCCAACACCACCAGCAGCAGATAAATATATTTATATGGTAACTGGTGCAGCAACAGACGCTGATTATACAGCTGGAAAATTACTTATTGAATTTTTCGGTTATACTGCGTAACTAATTAACTAAAGTGAGGTGTAAAAGCCTCACTTTTTATAAAGGATAAAACAATGGCAGGATATTCAGACGTAAAGTCTACATTTATATCAGATACTGTTGCAGCAGACCCTAATGGTTATTCAACTTCTGCAGCTGTTGGTAATAACGCGGCATTAACACTTGGAGGCGCTTTAGCTTCTGGTGGTTCCGTAACCAATAGTTCTGGAAGATTAACTGTAATTGTATCCGCTGGTGATGATTCAGGTATATCATTTACTGTTGTTGGCACTGATGTAACTGGTGCAGCAATGACAGAAACAATTACTGGAGCAGATACAGACACTGCTACAGGAAGTAAATATTTTAAAACAATTACCTCTATAACAGCTGTTGGAGACCCAGATGGAAACGTAGAAGCTGGACATTCAGCTGATGCAGCAGACGTTGTATTTGCAGGCCCTACAAGATTAAAGGGAGCAAATATGGTTAATGATGCAGCGGCAGGTACAGTTGAGTTCGTTGATACTTCAGACGCTTCAGCTATCGGTTCAGCAACCACTTCATTAAAAGTTGGTACTGTAGCTTCAGCTACGGCTATTAGAGACATGACAATTCCTGATGAAGGATTAAGATTTAAAGATGGTTGCTTTGTTAAGTTTACTGTAGGAAAATGCGAAAGTATAACTACATTCCAAGCTTAATATGGAAGAGCAAAACATTGATATAAAGAATAAACTTGATATTGTAGAACTAAAAGGTGAAATAAAGTTACTGCGTCAAGAAGTTGATACAGTAAAAAATAATCACATTTGGCATCTACAAAAATCAATAGACGGTATTAATAAAGTATTATGGACTGTAGGGTTCATGGTTCTAGCTCAATTTCTTTGGGTTATTAAAACTGTTATAATAGGATAGGAGACTAGTATGGCTACCTCTGGTACTTATACTTTTAATCTTGATACTGGTGAAATAATACAGGAAGCTTATGAGCGTTGTGGTTTAGAAACCAAAAGCGGTTATGATTTAAAAACTGCTAGACGCTCATTAAACTTATTACTAACTAAATGGGTTAATGATGGTGTAAATTTGTTTACATTAGATTTAGAAACAACTGATATGACAAAAGACCAAGGTCATATTACATTTAATTCTACATCACATTTAGATATACTTGATGCAGCAATTAGAGACAACTCTGATACTTCAGATACTTCAGATATTATTTTGGAAAGAATTAGTATGGATGAATATCTTGCTATACCAAGTAAATTAAATACAGGTAAACCTGTACAATATGCAGTAGAAAGAAACTCTCAATTTACATCTTCAACTTCAGCAACTCATAAAGTTTATTTATGGCCTATACCAGACCAAACATATTATCAATTTTTAAGTTGGAGTATTAAATATCCGCAAGATGTATCTGCGACATACACACAAAATCCAGATATACCAAGAAGATATTTACCAGCATTAATAAGTGGTTTAGCTGTAGAGTTAGCTATTAAAAAAGCACCAGATAGACTTGCAGTATTAAAACCACTGTACGAACAAGATTGGGAAAAAGCCAGAGAAGAAGATAGAGAAAGAGTTAGTTTTCACGTTCAACCACAGGTTTACTAATGGCTAGATATTCTGCTGGTAAAAAAGCATACTTTATTGATGACCGTTCTGGTTTTAAAGTTAAATATAAAAATGCAAGAACAGAATGGACAGGCAGTCGTGTTGATAAAAGCGATTTCGAATCCAAACATCCACAATTAGAACCACAAAAATATTTAAAGAAAACTAGAGCAGACCTTTTATTTAAACCTCGTCCTGATAACGACAACAAAAATCAGACTACAACTTTTAGAGCAGGGCCTTTATTTAAAAACTTTGCTGCTAAGATGGGTACGTTTATTGGTGAAGTATCAATAAACACTTCGGAAGATTCTCCAGGTTTTGAAGCAACAGCATCTCAAGGTACACCATCCTATACAGCTCAAACTAATCCATCAGGAATAGCTGGCACATTATCACAAAGAACTGTAGCAGCAACGGCTGTAGCTAATCCTACAGGCATAGCGGCTACCTCTGGACAAGGGGGGCCTCAGTTTAATTTAACTGAGAATGCGTCTGGTCAAGCAGGTACTACAGCGCAAGGTTCATTAATCTTTAGTGCTACTGAAAACGCAGTAGGTATAGGAGCTACATCAGCTCAAGGTACAGTTGACCCTCAACTAGTTGTTGCGGTAAGTGGGTTGCAAATGACTGCTGGACGTGGTACAATAACAGTACAACAGCCTGGATGGGGTAATAACCCGTACGGCTTAGGAACATGGAACGCTTAATATGGGATTAACTTACGTACAATTAAAACAAGCCATTCAGGATTGGACAGAAAATGATGCGTCTGAATTTACTACAGCGACTGGCTCTGGTAAAGCGCCGATTGACCTATGCATAGAATTAGCAGAAGACAGGATTCAAAGAGAATCAGACCTTAATTATCATCGAAAAACCACTACTATTTTAGTAACTGCAAATACGAATACAACTGCTATTCCTCAAGATGTTTATGTTACAAGGTTTATGAAACTACAAACAGGTGAGTTTTTAGAAGAAAAAGACGATACATTTATACGAGAATATACTCAAAATAGTGCTACTACAGGCACTCCAAAGTTTTTTGGATACACTAGTACAGGAGCTGCTTACTCTTCAAGTAATAGACGAGTAAATTATTTATTTGGCCCCGTTCCTAGTGTTGACACTACGCTCGAAATAGGTTATACTATTAAACCAGCAGGATTAAGTTCTACCAACGCAAATACTTACGTTGGAGATTTTGCTCCTGATGTCATACTATATGCTAGTCTTGTAGAAGCTAGTATATTTATGAAAGATACAGGCGAGAAATTGCAAAGATATCAAGGTCTATATGACCGTTCTTTACAAACATTTCTAGCTCAAGAACAACTAAGAAAACGAACTGACGAGTTCATAAAAGGTGAAATAAAAGGATAAGATATGGCAGGATTAACATCAGCACTTTGCACCACTTTTAAAAAGGAACTTTTGGAAGGAGACCATGACTTTAACAATGGAGCTGACACCTTCAAAATAGCCTTATTCAAAGCTAACGCAAGTATAACAGGAACACACGGAGCTGCAACAACTAACTATTCAGACATGACAGGAAACTCAGATGAGTTAGCTGCAACAGGGGGATATAGTTCAGGTGGAAACTCTTTAACAAATGTAGACCCGTCTACTTCAGGAACAACAGCACTTACAGATTTTGCAGATACTTCATGGACTTCTGCAACATTTACAACTAGAGGTGCTTTAATTTACAACACAAACGATTCAAACTCAGCAGTAATGGTAATTGATTTTGGTGGAGACTATACAGTAACAGGGGGCACATTTACCATTGCATTCCCAACTGCAGACGCATCAAACGCAATTATTAGAATTGCATAAAGGATAAACTATGGCATCAACATGGAGTAATTTAGGCTTAAGGTTAATGGCTACAGGGGAAAACGATGGAACCTGGGGTGCACAAACCAACGATAACTTAAATAGAATAGAAGATGCAATTAGTGGTTTCGCCACAGTAGCTGTATCAGGTAATACTTCTTTAACTTTTACTACACAACCAACATCTTATGTAGATGAAAATGGTCGTAATAAAATTTTAGTATTTACAGGTACACCAGGCGCAACAGCAACAATTACTTTACCAGATATAGAAGCACACTATTTTGTACAAAATGATACAGATTCTAGTTTGACTTTTCAATCAGGTACAAACGCGGTTACTTATACATTACCTTCAGGAAGAGACACAGCAATATTTGTTGATGGTTCGGATGAAGTACATAATGCATTAGCTAACTTAGATGTAACAACTGTTAATGGGATTGACCCTGCAACAAGTGCAACAAAAGGCTTTGCCACAGCAATGGCAATTGCCCTTTAATTTAGGAGGAATATAATATGGCAGATTCAGCAAGTGTATCTATTACAGCTACAGTATTGCCTGATGAAATTGCGAAAACTATAAGTGGTTCAATGACATTAGCACCAAGCGATGCGAACGACAAATGGTATTACAAATTAACAGCTTGTACAACTACAAGCACAGATTTAATCGCGGGATATTTCACAGACTATACAGCAGTTGATGATGATACTGCACCAACAGCTGTGCACGCAAATGATAAGATTAACTTTATCTTCATTAAAAATACTAGTACCGCTGATGGTATGATTGTATGTTTTGATGGTGGTACAGCAGCTCATGACTTAGTAGACGGTATATTTATCGGAGCAGGCGAGTCCTGGTACGGAAGATTACCAAATACAACAGTAGCGAATCTACATGCTATTAGTGCTGATTTAGGCGGAACAGGTGACGCAACAGTTAACTGTATCGTAGCAGCGTTATTAGATGATGTAGCATAAGGTAGGGAAATATGGCTCAAGATTTTGAAGGCAAAGGCTTTCCCGTATCAACTACCGACGTGCAACTTAGATTTGCGGATAGTGATGATGCAATTGTAGGAATACGATTGGCTAACATCCTCACTTCCCAAGTAACTGCAGACGTTTTCGTACAACATAATGGCTCAAACATTTACTTAGTAAAAGGTGCCCCCATTCCTGTGGGCGGTGCTCTAGAACTAATTGACGCGGGCTCTAAAGTTGTAATGATGAGCGGTGATAGACTAATGGCTGTATGTGATACAGCTAATGGTATAGATGCTTGGGTAACAAGTGTAGATTCAATAAGTACATAAGGATAAATAAATGGCATACGTTGGAACACCAATAGATACTACAAACACTTTCACATCACTTCAAGGTAAAAGATTTAGTGGTGATAACAGTGAAACTGCATTTACTTTAGATGTAGCACCTTCTTCAACATTAGACATTGAAGTATTTGTTGGAAACGTACGTCAAGACCCAAATAGTGCATACACTGTAAGCGGGACAACATTAACATTTAGCGCGGCTCCTCCTACGGGCACAAACAATATTTATGTT